AGATAATTTTGGAGAAAATTTAGTTGCAACTATTAAAAATGGTAAAACATTTATTTGGTATCCAACTGGAGGAACTGGAACTTCAACAAGAGCAGTATTAGTTCCAAATAACCCAACATCTACTATTCAAACCATTGTATCTGATAGAGATAGACATTTATTACATTTAGGAACAGAAACAACTATTGGTAGTCCTTCAACTCAAGATCCAATGTTTATAAGATTTTCTGATCAAGAAGATATTGAAGATTATGTACCGACTTCTACAAATACAGCAGGTACATTTAGATTAGATGATGGTACAACTATTATTGGTGCTGTTAGAGCAAAAGATTATATATTAGTTGTTACAGATACTGCAGCTTATACAATTCAGTTTGTAGGACCTCCTTATACATTCAGTATAAGAAAAGTAGGTTCTAACTGCGGACTTATTGGTAAACATGCTTTAGCATTCGTAAATGGAGCAGTATGGTGGATGGGTGATTCTGGAGGATTTTTTAAATTTGATGGAACAGTTAGTGATGTATCTTGTTTAGTAGAAGACTTTGTATTTAAAACTGTTGGTACAGATAATTTAGGAATTAATTTTGCACAAGGTGGACAAGTATATTGTGGTTTAAATACTTTATATACAGAAGTAAATTGGTTTTATTGTAAAGCAGCGTCTACAAATATAGATAGAATAGTAACATTAAATTATGAAGAGAATACTTGGATTACTGGAGATTTAGCTAGAACAACTTATGAAGATTCTAAAGTATTTAAATTTCCATATGCAACTAAATATGAACCTTCATTATTGCCAACAGTGCCAGTTATTAATGGTGTAACAGCTGGGGCTTCTTATTACTTTATTCAAGAAAAAGGTAAAAATGAAGTATTAAATTTATCAACAGGAGTTGTATCAACGAACGCTATATCTTGTTATGTAAGATCAGGAGACTTTGAATTAGATGTAGAAGGCAATGGAGAATACTTCTTAAAGATTAGAAGATTTATACCAGACTTTAAAAACTTAGAAGGTAGTGCAGATGTAACTATTTATTTAAGATCCTATCCAGCAGATACAACTGTTGCTAAAGGAGAAACTTATATTGGTCCATTTACAATAGATACATCAACTGATAAGGTAGACACTCGTGCTAGAGCAAGATTAGCTAGTCTTAAAATAGAAAGCGATGCTATTAATGATAACTGGAGATATGGAATATTTAGAGTAGATATACAACCAGATGGAAGAGGTGGTAGTTTTCCACAAACATAATTATGGCAAAGATTACTTTATATATACCAGAACCAAGAGAACCTTATACGGTTGATAACTTTAGGCAAATTAATCAAGTATTAGAAACTTTACAAAATCAATTAAATACAACTTTTCAAGAAGATTTAAATGAAGAGCTACAAGCATTTAACTGGTTTTTAATTGGAAGCGGTGCAGAATGACAATAGAATATAAAAGTCAAACTTATAGATTAGCCACAACAAATTTAACTACCACACTTACAGTTAATGCAACAACTAGAACAATTGTAAAAGAAATTAGTGTTTCAAATATACATAATAATACAGTAGATTGTAATTTTTATTTAAATAAAACTAATGGAAGTGCTATATTTTATCATGTCAAAGTAGCTGCAGATTCTCATGATAATGCTGTACATAATACTTTAGTATTAGAAGAAAGTGATTATTTAACTTTTCAAGCTAATGTATCTAATGTAGTATCAGGACAAATTTCTTATGCTTTATTAAGTAGAAAAAATCAGAATGGCTAGAAAAGTAAGTAACGGTTCAGGAGCCTTTGTTAAGCATACCAATAAAAAAAGACCAGGCAGACACTCAAAAAGTCCAAATAAAAGAAATGACCATAAAGAATATCGTGGACAAGGTAGACGATAATAGTATATATTAAAGTTTATGGATTATAAAACAATAATTATAGATGGAGAAGAAGTTCCAGTTCTTCCTGCAAAAGCAGAAGAAACAATTAAGAACAAAACAACAGGACAAACCTATGCAACCATTGATGAGTTCAATGCGGATGTAGCTAATCCTAACACTCCAACTAAAGTAGAAGATTTACAAAGAGATTTAAAAATAACAGTTGCATCTTTACAGGTTTTTGGTAAAACTAAATAATGCAGCCGTTTGGTGGAACTGAAATACAATTAGCGTATTTAAAAAAATACGTATCTAAAGATTTATTTTCTAAAATTAAATTAGAACTATCCGTACCAGAAAGAAGTCCTGTAGTTATAGATAAAACTAATGTTCTATGGATTCAAAACAGTTACGATCAACCTAATCTTCATCCTTGGTTTAAGAACAAATTAAATCACGGTAAATATGATTGGTATGTATTCAATTCTCATTGGGTATATGAGAAGTATAGATACTTCTTTGATATTCCAACAGATCAATCTTTAGTCATTAAGAATGGATTTACTGATGATCTAGTATTAAAAAAAGATTTTAAACGTAAAGATAAAATTAAATTAGTTTATACTTCAACTCCTTGGCGAGGACTTGATGTTTTATTAGATGCTATGGAATTAGTTAAATCTGATAAAGTAGAACTAGATGTATATTCAAGCACACAAATATATGGGGATCAATTTAAAGAACAAGCAGATGATCAATATAAACCTTTATACGATAAAGCTAGAAATCTAAAGAATGTTAATTATAAAGGATATTGCCATCATGATGAATTAGTAAAAATACTTCATACTTATGATGTGTTTGTTTATCCTAGTACTTGGGAAGAAACTTCATGTATCGCGGCCATTGAAGCGTTAGCCTGTGGACTCGTAGCAGTGACCACGGACCTCGGTGCTTTATACGAGACCTGCGCAGATTTTCCAATCTATATACCTTATCTAAAAGACAAGAAGAAACTAGCAAATCAATTTACATATGTAATAGAGTCTTTACCTGAAGTATTAAATAATATAGAAGAAGATAAATTAAAGTTTCAAATGCAATACTATAAACAGTTTTATCATTGGGACATTATTAAAGGAAATTGGGAAAATTTTTTAAATGGCATCAAGTAAAGATATAAGATTATTTGTAGGTACTCCAGTTCATTCAGAGGTTTCAATTCATTATTTTAAAGCTTCATTAGAATTTCAAAAAGAATGTTACGTTAGAAAAATACCTATAATGTTTCAGGTAATGAAAAGTAGTTTAGTTACACAGGGGAGACAGTTATGTGTATCTGCTTTTTTATCTTCTCAGTGTACTCATTTATTGTTTGTAGATTCTGATATTGCATATTCATATAAAATGTTTGAAAAAATGGTTAACTATGACAAAGATATTTGTATGGTTCCTTATCCAATTAAATCTATAGACTTTGAAAAAATTAAAAAGAAAATTGAAACTGGTTCTACACTAGATCCAATGTTATTAGGTAATCAATATACAATGTCTATTACAGATTCTAAAAACATAAAAATTGAAAATGGTTTTATAGAAGTTGAAAGAGGACCTGCTGGATTTATGTTAATTAAAAGAGAAGCTATTAAAAAATTAATAAAAGAATACCCAGAGTTTACAATTAAACAACATACATTAATTGATGGTAAATTAGTTGAAAGAGAAAACATGTATAATTTCTTTGATACCTATTGGGATCCAAATGAAAAAACTTATACTGGAGAAGACTTTTATTTCTGTAAATTAGCTAAACATGCTGGTATTAAAATGTATGCTTTAGTTGATGAATACATATCTCATTATGGAGAATTTGGTTATACAGGTAGATTAATTGATGAATTTATAGTTACAGAAGATAAAGCTGAAGTACCAGGCACTATTATCAATAGTGATATAGATCCTAAAGACCTAGAAAAATCAGATAAATAGCAACGATATTGTACATATTTCATTAATTAGTTATAATAACTATTAGTTAACTATTTAATAATATGGATCCATTCACAATCGCTTTAGCCGTATTTGGCGTACAAAAATTAAGAGGACAATCTACAGGTAAATCATTTCGAGACGCATTACTAGCAGCTACAGGAGCACAAGCTCTTTCCGCTACTTCAGTAGGAGCTGATTTAGGTATTAAAGGTTTTACATTAGGACAAGAAGGATCTTTTTTAGGATCTCTTGGGCCAAGTGCAAACGCTGCAAATTCTTTAGCTTACGATGCTGCAACATCAGCAGCAGGTAACACAGGAATTATGAGTCAGTTCGGACAAACAGCAGTTGGACAAGGTATAAGTTCTTTATATGGTTCACCAGGAACACCAGCAGTAACAGGAATACCTGAACAAACTTACAGAGAAGCTATAACAGATAAAACTACAGGAGCTCTTTTACAACCAGAGAGAGCGTATCAAGCAGCAGTACCTGCGCAGGCAGCAGTACCAGCAACAGGATACCAAGCTCTTTCACCAACTGAAAAATTAATTACAGGAGCAGTTGCATTACCTACAGTTGCAGCAGCATTTCAAGATACACCAGAACCAGAAAAAGCTGGATACACAGATGAAGAATATAAAAAAGCTTACGCAGAACAATCAGAAAGTTTAAAAAATTTAAGAAATACAGCTAAACCAACTTATACATCAATGAGTCCATATAATTATGGTCAAGGTTCTATGTACACATTTAATCAAGGTGGTATTGTAAATGCATTACCAAGATTTGCAGTTGGCGGAGTTAACTACATGCCATCAAAAATTACACACGATGAGAATGATGTCTATAACTACATTAGAGCTTCAGGATACGTGGAAGATGGATCAGGTACAGGTGAAAAAGATACAGATACTATTCTTGCACAATTAGCAGATGGAGAATTTGTGTCTCGTACTGATGCTGTTTTAGGTGCTGGGATTATGGCAGGTGCATCACCAAATAATATGAAAGAAATGAGAAAATTAGGTGCTTCGTACTTCTATGATCAACAAGCTAAATTTAAAAGAATATTTGATTTATTAG